TCACGCAGCTTATCCAGCAGTGGCATCATTTTTTCCAGAGGCGGTCGAACTCCGCCTTCGCAAAATAAGCGGAAGCCTGGCGAAGGATATCGTTACTGCGGCGCAGTTCACGATTTTCACGTTCCAGCTCTTTCAGACGCTGACGTTCAGCGGTGGTGAGCCCGCCATCACCGCCTCCGGTATCCCGCTCATGCTGGCGTACCCAGACACGCAGAGTCTCCGGTGTACAGTCAATCTTTGGGGCAATGGAACAAATTGCCGCCCACTGTGAGTCATATTCGCCCTGACTTTCCAGAACCATACGAATCGCCCTCTGACGGACTTCGGGGGAAAAACGAGTATTTTTAGTCATCCTGTTTACCTCTTTCTCAGGAAGTTTAGTCTCCAGGATTCCCGGGGCGGTTCAAGCAACCACTCCACAGGGTCATAATTATGAACGACCAGCAAATCGAAAAAGAAATCGTTGAGAAAGGCAAAACCGCTCCGAGAATCACTCCGCAGCACATCGAAGACGTGATTAAAAGCGAGCATTACTTTACTGCTTATGATGGACGTAATGGTGCCATTTCCAGCAACGAATATTGTGGCAGGGAAAAACCAGAAGAAGGCGATCGTGATTTATCACCATTGAAGTTGCTCACTTTCTGCGTACTGGTGCTGAAGAATGGCTTCACCGTCACCGGAGAGAGTGCCTGTGCAAGCCCGGAAAACTTTGATGCAGAAATTGGTCGGAAGATTGCCCGGCAAAATGCTGTAAACAAAATCTGGATGCTCGAAGGTTACTTGCTGAAGCAGAAGCTAAGCGAACAGTAGTTATTACAAAAGCCATTCCCTACAGAGTGGCTTTGATAATGGCTTATACCCTGCACGGGATAACTTAACTGATATCCCTTTTAACGGATAAACGGAGCACAAATAATGGCAAAGCTCACCGACAAACAAGAGCTGTTTGCCCGCGAGTTCATTAAAGACCTCAACGCCACTCAGGCGGCCATTAGGGCCGGATACAGCGAGAAGTCATCCCGCAATCAAGGTGCGAGGATGATGGCAAATGATGACATTTTGCAGCGTATTGAAGAACTAAACCGAGAGCGCCTTGAGCGAGTACAGGTTGATGCTGATTACGTTCTTCGCCAAGCCGTAAAACTTCATGAGCGCTGCATGCAGGAAGTGGAGCCAATTACTGATCGCCGTGGCGAAGAGATAACCGATGAGCAGGGGCGCACGATTTACGGATTCGATGCCAAGGGCGCTGCGGCCGCATTGAAATTGATTGGCGATCACATCAATGTGCAGGCATTTAAACAGCAAACCTCGACTGAAATTACTGGCGCTAACGGTGGGCCGGTACGTTATGCTGATATGTCAGAAGAGTTACTTGAAGAGAAACTGAAGGAGCTTGGTAATGGCAGGCGCTCCAATCAGCTTGAATCGAAACGCTCAGATTTATGAGTTGCACAAAGAGCTGGCTATCCGCTCAGCAAGAAAAAACCTTCTCGATTTCACTTTGTACACTAATCCGCAATACGAAACAGGTTGGTTTAACGAGCTGCTTTGTGCTGAGCTGGATCACTTTCTGGATGAAGTTAAAGCCGGAAACATGCCCAGGCTAATGGTGTTTGCCCCTCCGCGCTCAGGAAAGAGTGAGTTGTGCTCTCGCCGCTTCCCAGCGTATGTGTTAGGACAGCATCCATCATGGAACATTATCTCGTGCTCATATTCTTCTGACCTGTCAGACCGAATGAGCCGTGACGTTAAACGCATTATCACCTCTGATAAGTACGCTGATGTTTTCCCTGACGTGAAAATACCTTCAGGACGCAGTTTGGCGGGAGGTATCAACAAAACCGAACTATGGGAACCAGTTGATGCCAAAGGCGAACTACACGGCGGCTCATATCGTTCTGCTGGTGTTAACGGTGGCATCACCGGTCAGGGTATGAATATTGGGGTTATTGATGACCCCGCGAAAGATTACAAAACCGCATCGTCTCCAACTTACCAGGAAGCGGTGATGGACTGGTATGACACGACATTCTTCACTCGTGTTGACCCGAAGATAAACGGAATTGTCATCATCCTGACACGCTGGCATCAAAACGATCTCGCCGGACAGTTATTAAAACTAGCTGAAGAGGGCGGGGAACGCTGGCGCGTAGTTAGCTTCCCAATGGAGGCTGAAAAGGAAGAGATTCATGAACTCAACGGTAATGTGTATCGACTGCGCAATCCCGGTGAAATTCTGTTTCCTGAGCGCATGCCGAGAGAGTTCGTAGAGAAGTGCAAACAGCGCGGTTCTCTTGTATGGAATGCTCTTTATCAGCAACGACCAACCGCCAAAGGCGGGGGGCTTATTAAGTCTGAATGGTTTGGTGAATATTCGGTACTCCCTCCCATGCAATGGCGTGCCGTCTATGGAGACACCGCACAGAAAACAAAAGAGGTCAACGACTTCTCAGTATTCGAGCACTGGGGGCTTGGTACTGACGGGTACATCTATCTGATCGATATGATTCGCGGTAAATGGGAGGCCGATGAATTACAACGCCGTGCTGTTGCATTCTGGGAAAAGTGCAAAACTCTGAAGAATGGGCCGCTTCGCCACATGGCGATAGAGGACAAGTCATCTGGCACAGGCCTGATACAGAACATCCGTAAAAAAGCGATATGCCCCATCAAAGCAATTCAGCGCGATAAGGATAAGTACACGCGACTGATGGACGTACAGGGTTATATCGAGTCCGGTTACATCAAGTTGCCCAGCAGCGCACCATTCATCAACGACTTCCTTGTTGAGATGGAAGCTATTAATCCTGATTTCAATACGCACGACGACCAGCTTGATCCGATGATGGATGCCATCGATGAGATGAAAAATGGCAATGGTCCGTTACGTATATCTGAAGACCTTTTGAGGCTCGCATAGTGTTTAATTTTTTGAGAAAGAAAAAATCTGAGCCTCAGGAAGAAGAGGCGAAACAGCCAATGTCTCTGGCGAATGTTCTTGCGATTATTAACGAACAGGAGCGAATTAAAAATGAAGGCGAGGCATTGCGTAGAATTGAGAGATACGTACCCCCGCCAGGCGTTATTCCTGAACATATTGGGGAGTCAGCTCTGGCGATGGACTCCACGCCGTACAGTTACCTTAACTCAGCAAACATCACCGCATATGGCTACGGTGGATTTCCTGGCTACCCATATCTGTCTCAACTTGCTCAGTTGCCGGAGTATCGCAAGATTACTGGCACGATAGCAGAAGAGATGACGCGAAAATGGATTGAGCTGAAGCATGTAGGTAAAGACGATGGTGACGACAAGGCCGATAAGATTCGCCAGCTTGACGACGCATTAAAGCGTTTCAGAGTGCGAGAGAAGTTTCGCGAGGCGGCGGAACATGACGGCTACTTCGGACGCGGACAGATTTATATCGACGTGAAGACGCCAAGCGGTAACTCAGCCTGGCTGGTTCCCGACGAACTGGATAAGAAGCTCTATATCAGTCCGCGCAAGATTACCAAAGGAAGCCTGAATGGTTTCCGCGTTATCGAAGCCATGTGGACTTACCCGGGCGTGTATAACGCTGACAATCCTCTAAGCCCTGACTTCTTCAATCCATCTGAATGGTATGTCATGGGGCGCACGGTTCACGCCAGCCGTATGTTGACAATGATTTCTCGCCAGGTGCCAGACATTCTCAAAGCGGCGTACAACTTCGGCGGCTTGTCGCTGAGTCAGATGGCAGAGCCATATGTGCAAAACTGGCTGAGAACACGTGACAGCGTTAGCGATCTGGTTCATTCGTTTGTGGTCCACGGGCTGAAGACGAACATGCAGAATGCCTTGTCTGGAATTGCAGACCCAAACCTGTTTATGCGTGCCGAGCTCTTCAATAAGGTTCGCGACAATCGCGGAATGTTCCTTATTGATAAGGATGCGGAAGAATTCTTCCAGTTTGTGACAAGTCTGTCCGGAGTCGATGCTCTTCAGGCACAAGCACAGGAACAAATGGCATCGGTATCAAGCATTCCCCTGGTTAAGCTCCTTGGCATCACTCCTAACGGGCTAAACGCGTCATCTGATGGAGAAATCCGCGTCTTCTATGACTCAATACACGCCATGCAGGAGAATCTGTTCAGGGTGCCGCTGAAAACAGTGCTGGATGTTATCCAGTTGAATGAATTTGGCGAGATTGACCCTGACATTGATTTTGAATTCCTGCCGCTGTACGAGCTTACAGAAGCAGAGAAAGCCGAGATCATGAAACATCAGTCTGAGGCTGACAAGAACTATGCTGAAGCTGGCGTATTCGACCTTGATGCAATAAGAAGCATGCGCCAGTCGGATAAGGCCAGCCCATACCACATGATGGAATCCGAATATGACGAAGAAGAGCACGAAAACGAGTCCGTCGAAGAAGGATTCGAAGACCCGGAAAACCCTTCGTCCAGTCAGAGCTAATGCCGGAGTTCATGAGTGGTATCGCTCTGAGCTTCTCAAACTGGTTAGGGAGATGGATAAGTCATACCGATACTGGCTTGAGGGCGCATACAAAAACAACATGGCGATGGATTCCAGTCCCGCGAATGAGTTAAAGCGCAGATTGTCCAGACTAGGCAAGCAGTGGGAGCATAAATTCAATGAACTGGCTAAGAAACTGGCTGATCGCTTCGTTGATAAGACACTGCGCAACACCGACGTTTCGTTACACTCAGCGTTAAAGGCTGGCGGATTTACCGTTAAGTTCACAATGAATGACGAGCTTAAGAACGTGATGCAGGCTGTCGTTAACGAGAACGTCAACCTGATTAAATCCATACCTGAACACTATCACACACAGGTTGAGACGATAGTCATGCAGTCTGTCAGCCGTGGTCGTGACCTTGGCTATCTCACTGATGAACTGGTTAAGCGATATGGCATTACACGCAGACGCGCTGAGACGATCGCACGCGATCAGAACAACAAAGCTACAGCGGTAATTCAGTCTGAACGGCAGAAGAAGTTAGGCATCACCAAAGGAATCTGGCGTCACTCACACGCCGGGAAGCAGCCAAGGACATCCCATGTGAAATCTGACGGTAAAGAGTTCGACCTCGATAAAGGGCTGTATCTTGATGGTGAATGGGTGCTGCCGGGAGAGGCTATCAACTGCCGTTGTACGTGGTCTCCTGTTATCCCTGGGATAGATAGAAAATGATTGAGGTTTTATGGTCTCTGGGATTAGTGTTGATTTTTGGTTGCTTAATGATTGCACTACTGAAAATAGCTATGTCCAAGAGGAAATAATGGCCGCTACTGCGGCTTTTTTATTGCCTGCCGAAAGGTAAAAGCATGCCATTACGCAAAGTTAAAGGCGACTGGCAATGGGGATATCACGGATTGGCATTCGACAAGGCAACGGTGCGCTCCTTTGATAAGGATGGGCGTTTGCATATCGAAGTGACGCCAATCAGTAAGGCTAACGTTTGCCCTTATTATGGGCGTGAAATCCCTAATTACAGATCGCTAGGTTTACAGCCTGACAAGTTTTACTACCTGCTTCGTGACCCGAAAGAGTTAGCCAAAGCAGCATCTACATTCAACAACATCCCGCTCCTTAACGAACACATTCTGAACCGCCCCGGGTTTCCTGGAGAGTGTTTTATCTGTGAACTCAGGCTGCCAGATCATCGTTTCCGATGGAAGCATAATAAGCTTTTTCTGCTTCTGCCGGTGGGATATGGCCCAGCCTTTCCAGCAATCGTCGATTGTTATACCAGTCCACCCACGTGAGTGTGGCCAGTTCCACTTCTGTCCGGTTTTTCCAGCTCTTACGGTGTATTACCTCCG